CTTCAATATAATCAATGACTTTATTCTCAAGCGCCCATTTAAAAAAATTCAATTGACCGATAGTAGTCTCAATACATGTATCTTTTTTATATGGTATACTTATTCTATCCCAACGACAAAAAGGGTCAAATCGTTTTTTGCTGTAAGCTTTTAGCTTTAATTTGTAATCAACATACACCTTAAATCGTCTACCATTTTCGGAATCTTCATCGATATTAAAAATTGTATAATATTTTTTCGCATAATTAGTGGAGAACCAATCAACTATCCTAAGAGATATTTTGGATTCTCCAGTAATAATTTTTAACATTCTATTCAGCGTTTTTTCATCTTTATAAAAGTCCATTAGATTATTTAGCAATAAGTCATTTTGAGTTGTATAACTTGCTGAAGCGTTCATTATTAAGTTTTTGAATAATTTATTTAAGTCATTTACAAAATAATATATAATTTCAAAATATAATTAATATAATTAATAATATATATATAATGAATTTTATGGATTTTTTTACTCCACTTAGTAAAGATAGTTGTAAATATTTTTATTACATTTCCATTATTGCCGGAATTAGTTTAGCAATTACATTTTGTGGTGCTATATTTGTTGTTATCTCCAATTTTAAAAAATTAGATTTTTTAATGTTATCTAGTATTGCTTACATATTAATAAATTCTTTTATAGTATATTTTTTAAATCGTTTACTTTATTCGATGTGTGTTAGTAGTCTAAAATAAATTTATTTATTCATTATTCGTTTTATTTTTTTCACGCTCCAAAGTAGTATTAACAGGTTTTAAATACATATCACTATTTGATATATCTTGTACGTAATTTGAATCATTTAAAAATGGATTAAACCCTTTTTGTTGTACTAATTCACGATTAGCAATTTTATCATCTAATGCTTCTCTCTTATTAGATTGAGTAAACCCATTGTAAAGACCTTGATTTAAAATATCCCAAGTATTTTCATCATGATTTAAAGATGTTGAGTATGCGGATTCTTCAATTTTTCTACTAAATACTTCATCTTGTTCTTCTACATATTCTTCTTCTGTTGTATCATTTTTAGTAACTCTTTTACTTTTTTTATAAGGTATACCATTAGACCATTTCCATTCCATTTTACAAGTTATAAAATATTTATATTTTTTAAATATAACTTATAAACCTAATTATCTTTCCTAATAATATTTAATTGCTTTGTAAATAAAAATTTATCAGCTGACCTACATCTACGTTTTAAATTACAATCTAAACAAGCTAAAACGAAATTATCGTTATTATGACCTAGGTCATTATTAATTCTATCTACAGTCCATTGTTTTGGTTCTCTCACATTTTCGTATAAAACATACATTTTAGACTTACAATAATAACATTTAATTTCAGTTTCAATTAATTTATCTATTATACATTTTAAATTAATTATTTTTTCATTATTTAAAATCTTTTTATCAATATCTTGTTGTTTATAACTACTAATTTTTTTTTCTATTTGTTTTATTAATATTTTTGAAGCATTTTCATGTTCTTCTTTATTCACGATATTATTTATTAGTTCAATCTGTTTTTCAAATGTAAAATATTCTTCCGTCAAATTAAGTTTTTCAATTTCAACTCTCTTTTTATCCTTTTTTTTTTCTTGTGTTAATTTTTTAATCTGATATCTGTTTGATTGTCCTGTAATATTTATTTGTTTTTTTTCACTATCATTACTATTAACAATATTATTACCAGTATCCATATAATTATATAATTGTTATTTATTTAATAATTAATTAATATAAATATTACAATATAAATAACTATTTAATGAAACTAGTTAAACTTAACTCATTATATTATATATAAATGGAAGAAACCCCAAATACTGTGAATAATGAAGAATGTGTTGAACTCAAAAATATTAAATATAAAACAATGCTTTTAAGTGGTGTACCTATTCAAGAAACAAAATCAGCAAATGATTTATCCAATTTGGAAAAATTTTTAGAAAACGAACAAAATAATAATAAAAATGAACCTTGGTGTAAATTAGATAAAACAATCAAAACAAAGAAATTACTAGAGTATGTTAATTTATATAAAGTAGAAAATAAACTAGATGATGAAGAATCTGAATTGTTAGTAACATTTTTTAAAGATTGTTTAGATAGAAAAAGATTTCAAAGAGTTAAAGATGTTGTATATGATAAGACAACTGGATTAATTAAAGAAATTCCCGCTTTATCATACACAAAAGCAACAAAGCATTTTACTCTAAAAAATATAGATAAACGAGTATCAACTCAAAAATCATTACCAGCAAAAAAATTACAAAGTACAATTAAAAACAAACCTATAATACCTAATAAAACAGGAAAAGATTCTGAATTACAAGAAAGTAAATAAAGATTAAAGTATATTAATATAAAAACTATATAGTATATTAATATAATGAATAATATTACATATATAAATGAACTTGAAGAATTAAAAAATATAATTGATGATATAATACCTGAAGAAGAATCCCTATTTTTTATTGATGAAGACAGTACAACTGATTTTATTGAGGCAGCTTTATTAATAATGGATACATATATTGAAGAAAATCCAACCGCAGTATCTGAACCTGATTTTTATGATTCTTTTGTTGATTCAGTAAAAGAATTATTTCTTATACAATTTGAAGATCATATATGGTTAAATGAAGATATTGAAGATGATATGGATGATATTTTGACTGATGCGTTTGATATATATTTTGAAACGTTTTATCAAGGTAGGTCAAAAAGTATGTTACCTATTATAGAAACAAATGAATTAGTTGAAATAGACGTCCAAACTAATAATATACTTCAAGAAAAAATAGATTATTTACGCTCAATTCCACAACCAGAACAAAGAACACCTGAATGGTATAGTTTTAGGCACAATTTAATTACAGCAAGTAATGCTTATAAAGCATTTGAAGGTAACTCTACAGTAAATCAACTTATTTATGAAAAATGCCAACCTTTAAAAACTAATTCAAATGATGATAAATTTTCTATGGTAAATGTAAACTCAACATTTCATTGGGGACAAAAGTATGAGCCATTATCAGTTCAAATATATGAATATATTTATAATACAAAAGTTGAGGATTTTGGATGTATTCAACATAATACATATAAATTTTTAGGGGCTTCACCTGATGGAATTAATGTAAAATTAGACTCCCCCTTATATGGTCGTATGCTTGAAATTAAAAATATTGTCAATCGCGAAATAACTGGAATTCCAAAAAAAGAATATTGGATTCAAACTCAGCTTCAAATGGAAGTATGCGACCTAGATGAGTGTGATTTTCTTGAAACAAAATTTACAGAATATGAAAATTTTAAAGAATTTTGTGATGATGGAAATGAAGAAAAAACTGAAAAAGGAGAATTTAAGGGTATCATAATGTATTTTAATACTAAAGAAGGAAGACCATTTTACTTATATAAACCACTTGAACTTTTAATTTATACTGAAATTGATGATTGGGAAGAAAAAATGATTGAAAAATATGAATCAGAACAACATAATATGTTATGGATTAAAAATCATTATTGGAAATTAGAAAAATTAAGCTGCGTTCTTATTTTGAGAAATAGAAAATGGTTTCAAGATAATATCGAACAACTCGAAAAAGTTTGGAACATTATTTTGAAAGAAAGAGAGACTGGATACGAACATAGAGCTCCTAACAAAAGAGTAAAAAAAGAATCTACAACTAAAAGTGAGTTTCAAGGTTGTTTATTAAATATTATTAAACTTCAATAAAAATATTCTTGCTCTAATTTTTTAAAAAAGTAGAGCAACTAGAATTTAATATAAAATGTTAGGTACATCAGTTCTAAATGGTAACATATTAACATCAGTAGTAAAATACCCAATGCGCGTTCCAGATGTTGGGTCTACTGGAGGCAATGGTACAACATAATTTGATTTTAATTGTTTTTCTTTATATAAAGCTCCACAAAAATTAGCAGGCATACATCTACCAGTGTCTGGATTATTAGAATATCGTATATTATTTGTTATTTGGTCGTAAGAACCGACTTCAAAAATAGGATAATGCCACCATATTTCATTTGAACCGTCATTTGATACTCCATTTTTACCTGTAATAGGATAAGTATCTTGTACTAATACATCTGTTTGTGAAGAAGGATATATACCATCAGTGCTTCCTAAATAATAATTTGAAAACCCTTCTTTTGAAAAATGTTGTTTATAAAATAAAGGTAAAGCAACAACTATTAAAAAAAATAAAAATGCTATTAATATCTTAACACACATATATTTTACTAATATAATAAATATTTATTATATTATTATATTTTATGAGTAAAAAAGTTTCTTTTCAAGAACAACCTTTTTTAATAAGACAAATAAGCGACCAAAGTGAAGCAAGAAAACTAAATTCACAAACACCCATTGAAAAAAGATTAGCATCAAATAGTTTTTTTATAGAAGAAAAACGAAAATATAATACAGATGAAAAAACAAAAGAAAAATATGAAAAAAAACAAAAATACATAAATACGCCAATAAATCAACGAGTAGCAGAAGCTGTTACAAAAGGTAATAAAGAAGACTCAGAAATACGCAATAAAGCTATATTAGAAGAATATAGATTTGATTATTGGTGGCTTGGAGGTAATAAACAACAAAAAAAAAGTAGAAGTAAACGCAAAACTAGAAGTAAAACTACAAAAAAAAATAAAACAAAAAATAAAAGAAACAATTATTATTAAATATATTTTAATCAATTTAAAAATATCATATTTAATAATATTAAATGGAAACTTCTTTGGATATGAGAGTAACTAAACGTAACGGCCAACTAGAAGATATTGCGTTTGATAAAATTTTAAATCGTATTAAAAAGTTAGGCCAAGAAGCTAATATTCACATAAATTATTCTTCTCTCACAATGAAGGTTATCGACCAGTTATTTGACAAGA